ACTGTGGGGTATTGGATATTAGATATAAAGTGTTATTTGTTATACTGTATATATATACAGGTATATGAATTGTAAGATAAACAATAGGCGGGGTACTACCCCACGACACCCCACACTCGGCGCCCGCAACCCCACGTCCGCAGCCGGGTGCTGTGGGGTACCCCACGCAAAACGTATGAACGCTTTGCTTTTGGGCTACCCCACACTGCCCACACTTCCAACACCAGGTAGCACCAAGCGAGCGCCCTTCGATCCGTGGGGCACTACCCCACGCCACCCCACGGGCTGCCGGTTGACGGGGTGCTACCCCACGCCACCCAGCGAGGCGGGCTGGCGGGCTGGCGGGCTGGCGGGCTGGCGGATCGGGGCCGCGTGGCGGGCTGGCGGATTGGGCCGCGTGGCGGAGAGCCCCCCGGTGGGGGCCGGCGACCGGGCCGGTCAAAAACGGAGGGGTCAAAAAAATTCTGAAATTTTTTATTGCAAAAAGAAAACGTATGGCGTATAATTTATTTTATGGATCAAGTCACACTTAAAAATTACCTGCGCTACGACCCCGACACAGGCGTGTTTACGCGCCGCAAAGCTTGGGGGCGCAGGCCTGCTGGCAGTGTTATCGACTCAATGAACTCTCACGGGTACGTACAGATAAGCGTAGCCGGGCGGTCTTATACCGCGCAACGGTTAGCTTGGCTGTATGTCTATGGCACTTGGCCAGATGGCGTCATAGACCACATAAACCGCGTTCGCAACGACAACCGCATAGCAAATTTGCGTTGCGTAAATCGTTCGCAAAATGCGCTAAATACTGAGTACACTACTAGCAAAGCTAAGGTTAGAGGTGTCACCTATTGCCCGCCTTGGCGGGTTACTATTCAAGTAGATGGCAAGCGTAAAGATCTTGGGCGGTTTCATACGTTAGAAGAGGCCGTAGCGGCTAGGATAGCTGCCGAGCTAAAATATAAAGTGTAGGATACGAAGCCATGACCTTCCAATCCTTGCCGCTTACCGCGCGCAAACTAGAGGCGACCGAGGCGCGTTTGCAGCGCATCTACGAGGCTGCCAAGTTGGGTCTAAAAGGTGACTCGCTGGCGTTGAAGGCTGGCATGCTGCCGACCGAGTATCGGCGTCTGTGCGAGATGGACCCCATCGCCGAGATGGCAGAACAAAAGGGACGCGCTGACGCAGAAGGGGCGCTTGCGGCTGTTATGATGGACGCAGCTATGTCAGGCGACACCAAAGCGGCGCTGGAGATTCTTCGCCACAGACACGATTGGGTCGCCAAGCAGCAGGTGCAGATCGACGTAGCGCAGCAGATCAGCGTAATATCCGCGCTTGAGAAAGCAGAGCAGCGCGTCATCGACGTGCAGGTAACAGAGCGACTGGAGCCAACACTTGCAACAACCGATCTACAGCGCGTCGGATGAACAACTGCTAATGACGCGGCTTTGGCAGCCGCGCATCAAAGACGACCCGGAAGCGTTTGTAAACTTTGCGTTTCCGTGGGGGCAACACGGCACGCCACTGGCCAACTACAAAGGCCCGCGCAAGTGGCAGCGTCAGGTGCTGCGGAAGATTACGCAACACATCAAAGACAACAGTGGGCGAGTTGATTACAACGTCTTGCGGTCTGCGGTAGCGTCAGGCCGGGGAATCGGTAAGTCTGCGCTAGTCAGTTGGCTCGTGCTGTGGATGCTCTCCACGCGCATAGGATCCACGACGATCGTGTCGGCTAACAGTGAGGCGCAGCTCCGCAGTATCACCTGGTCAGAGATCACCAAGTGGCTGGCGATGATGATTAACAGCCATTGGTTTGAGATCAGCGCAACCAAGGTCGCGCCGGCTAAGTGGCTGGCAGAGATCGTCGAACGGGACTTGAAGAAAGGCACGCGCTTCTGGTCAATTGAGGGGCGTCTGTGGTCGGAAGAGAACCCGGACGCTTACGCGGGTCTGCACAACCTAGACGGCGTGTGTTTGATCTTTGATGAGGCGTCAGGTATTCCAGACTCGATCTGGCAGGTGGCCGCAGGCTTCTTCACAGAAAACACGCCACACAGGTTCTGGTTTGCCTTTTCCAATCCGCGCCGCAACCAAGGCTACTTCTTCGAGTGCTTCAACTCGAAGCGCGACTTTTGGTCGACAGAGAACATCGACGCCCGTGATGTCGAAGACACCGACAAGCAGGTCTACGAGCAGATCATCGCGGAGTACGGCGAGGATTCGATACAGGCCAAGGTCGAGGTGTACGGGGAGTTTCCGAGCGCGGGCGACGATCAGTTCATTGGACCCGCGCTGGTCGATCAGGCGTTTGCTCGGCCTAAGCACAAAGACGAGACAGCGCCAATCGTGATCGGCATCGACCCAGCCAGGTCGGGCGGTGACTCGACGGTCATTGCAGTGCGCCAAGGGCGTGACATCATCGCAATCAAGCGGTACCGGGGCGATGATACGATGACGACCGTAGGGCACGTCATCGACGCGATCGAGGAATACAAACCGACGCTGACGGTGATCGACGAGGGTGGGCTGGGGTACGGCATACTTGACCGGCTGGTCGAACAGCGGTATAAGGTGCGTGGGGTCAACTTTGGCTGGAAAGCCAAGAACCAAGTGATGTGGGGTAACAAGCGCGCTGAGCTGTGGGGTGCGCTGCGGGACTGGTTAAGAACTGCGTCGATCGCGCCAGACAGGCAACTGAAGGCGGATCTGACCGGGCCTAAGACCAAACCCGACTCAAGCGGTACGATCTTCTTGGAGAGCAAGAAGGACATGAAAGCACGAGGGCTAGCCTCTCCCGACGCCGCCGACGCGATCGCGGTGACGTTTGCATTTCCAGTCGCCTCCCGCGAGCCTCGCGCAGCCATGCCCCGTCGTCACTACAGCGACCGCACCGCAGGCGCAACCTCTTGGATGGGCGCATGAGCAAGAAGTCTGTCAGCCTGTCGGTCGGGCGCGGCGAGAAGCTGCCCGTCAGCAAGGGCGCTGGGCTGACAGCCAAGGGGCGTGAGAAATACAACCGAGCCACAGGGAGCAACCTCAAAGCGCCTGCGCCTAATCCCAAGACAGAAGCAGACAAGGGGCGTAAGGCTAGCTTTTGTGCACGCATGGCTCCAATTGCAGCTAAAGCTGGCGAAGGCAGCCGTGCTAAAGCGTCAATGAAACGATGGAAGTGCTGATATGAAACCAGGTCTTTACAGTAACATCAACGCCAAACGCGAGCGCATCAAAGCCGGATCGGGCGAGAAGATGCGCAAACCTGGCGCACCGGGCGCACCCACCGCCAAAGCGTTCAAAGAGAGCGCTAAAACAGCCAAGAAGAAATAGCCATGCCACTCGTCAAATCACCCAGCAAAGCCGCCTTCCGCAAGAACGTATCGGCTGAAGTCAAGGCCGGAAAGCCGGTGAAACAAGCCTTGGCGATCGCGTACTCCACTAAACGGCAAGCCGCCAAGAAAAAATAATGGCTTACGATCCGACAGGCATTGATGGTGCGGCAGAGGTGTCTGACGTAGGCGGCGCGCCTACGAAAGACATGGCGCACAAGCTGTCGCAGATGCGCAGCCGCTTTAAGATGGCGGTGGCGGCGTACAGCGACACCCGCGAAGACCAGTTGGACGACCTGCGGTTTATGGCGGGCTCGCCTGACAACCATTACCAGTGGCCGGCGGACGTGCTGTCCGTACGGGGGTCGGTGCAAGGCCAGACCATCAACGCGCGCCCGTGCTTGACGATCAACAAGCTGCCGCAGCATGTACGGCAGGTGACCAACGAGCAGCGTCAAAACAGACCGTCGCCTAACGTCATTCCGGCAGACGACGACGCGGACATTGAAGTCGCAGAGATCTTTGACGGCATGATCCGTCATATTGAATACATGTCGGACGCGGACGTGGCGTACGACACCGCCTGCGACAACCAAGTGACGTACGGCGAAGGCTACATTCGGATTCTGACCGAATATTGCGACGAGACGAGCTTTGATCAGGACATCAAGATCGGTCGGATTCGCAACAGCTTCTCGGTCTACATGGATCCAACGATTCAAGACCCGTGCGGTGCGGATGCCGAGTGGTGCTTTATCACCGAAGACATTCTGAAAGCGGATTACGAGCGGATGTACCCCAACGCCATGCCGGTCAGCTCGATCATGGTGCAAGGCGTAGGCGACCAAGCGCTGTCGCAGTGGCTGTCTGAGACGACAGTGCGGATTGCAGAGTATTTTTACTGCGATTACAAGCCTGCAACGCTTAATTTGTACCCTGACGGCACGACGACTTACCAAGGCACGCCGCAAGACCAGATGATGCGTCAGATGGGTCTAAAACCGACTCGTCAGCGCAAATTACAGCGCAAAACGATCAAATGGTGCAAGACCAACGGCTACGAAATCATCGAAGAGCGTGAGTGGGCAGGCGCGTACATTCCTGTCATTCGCGTAATCGGTAACGAATGGTCGATTGAGGGCCAGCTTGAGATTTCAGGATTGGTCAGGAATGCCAAAGACGCCCAGCGGATGTACAACTATTGGGTGAGCCAAGAAGCTGAAATGCTGGCGTTGGCCCCGAAAGCACCGTTTATCGGCTACGGCGGTCAGTTTGAGGGGTACGAAGAAAAGTGGAAGACTGCCAACACGCAGAACTACCCCTATTTGGAGGTTAATCCTGATGTGACCGACGGCGCAGGCAATATTCTGCCGTTGCCGCAGCGGGCGCAGCCTCCGATGGCCCAAACAGGCTTGATTCAGGCCAAAATGGGGGCTTCTGAGGACATTAAAGCGGCTACCGGGCAGTACAACGCAAGCCTTGGAATGACGTCAAATGAGCGGTCTGGAAGGGCTATTTTGGCTCGTCAGCGCGAGGGCGACGTCGGCACTTACCATTATGTCGACAATCTGGCGCGGGCGATTCGTCACGTCGGGCGGCAACTGGTCGATTTGATCCCCAAAATCTACGACACGCAGCGTATCGCACGGGTTGTCGGGGTAGATGGCGAGTCGAAGATGGTACGACTCGACCCGATGCAGCCGGAACCCGTGCGAAAACTTGTCAACGAGCAAGGCGTGGTGATCGAGAAGATCTACAACCCTGGCGTTGGCAAGTACGACGTCAAGGTCACCACTGGCCCGAGTTATCTGACCAAGCGTCAGGAGTCGATGGACGCGATGAGCCAGATTTTGCAAGGCAATCCGAACCTGTGGATGGCGGCTGGCGATTTGTTTGTGAAGAACATGGATTGGCCGGGTGCGCAGGAGCTTGCACAGCGGCTGAAGAAAATGATCGATCCGAAGCTGCTGCAAGAAGACGACGATCCGGCACTGCAAGCGGCCAATCAGCAGATCCAAGCGATGCAGCAGCAGATGGAGCAGATGTTCAACATGCTCCAGAACGTGGGCAAGTCGATGGAAGCGCAGAAATTGCGCATTGACGAGTACAATGCGGAAACCAAGCGTATTCAAGCCGTGCAAGCGGGCATGACGCCTGACCAGGTTCAAGATGTTGTCATGCAGACGCTGAAAGATGTCATGACGGCTGGCGATATGGTGGTCGCTCAACAAATGGGTATGACACAATGAGCTGCGCAGACTTTATCGGCACCTTGTTCCTAGCGCGAGACGTGACGCACTCGGTGCATCTTAATACCCGCTCATACGCCAAGCACGTCGCGCTAAATGAGTTCTACGACGGCATTGTCGACCTTGCCGACAAGTTTGCCGAAGCGTACCAAGGCCGGCATGGGCTGATCGGGCCGATTACGCTGATGTCAGCCAAGAAGACGACAGACGTCATTGAGTTTCTCAAAGACTCGCTTGCGGACATCGAAGAGATGCGGTACAAGGTGTGTGAGAAGGACGACACGCCGCTCCAAAACATCATTGACGAGATCGTAGGGCAGTACCTATCGACCTTGTACAAGCTCAAATTCCTTGCGTAAGGACAAGTTATGGAACTGCTCAATCCTCTTGCTGATGCCAATTATCCCGCCTATACGGCGTCTTACACGGGCACAGCGGGGTCAACGACCGCTTGGCCAGCAGGACCGCAAGGCGTGGTGGTCTGGTCAACGACTGCCGCCTACGTCGTAATAGGCGAAGGTGTGACTGCGACTACCAGCTCGACGCCCATTCCAGCCAATACGCCGATTCCGTTCATCGTGCCGCAGGGCACGGGTGCTCCGTGGCGGGTTAGTGCCATCCAGATCGCTAGCGGCGGCACGGTTTACGCTAAACCTATCAACATCCGATGAGCTTTGGCATACCCGTCCGTAATGGCCTGAGCCTAGGGCTTGGGACCGTCGCTACGTTGGCGACGGACTTTGCGTCGCCCAACCCTGGGCCGCCGTGGACGGTATTGACCAGTAATGGTACGGCGTATGTAGTGGATGAAGTTGTGCTGGCGAGCAATGGCACAGCTTACTATGTCGTCGAAACTGTGCTGTCCAGCAATGGCACAGCGTACAACCCGATTTGAGGTAAATCATGGCTGTTTACGAAGCGCTTCTTCTGAATACAGTTGTCCCGCAGATTCAAGCCGCACAAGCAGGCGACAGCTATGTCATGGTGGTGAACGCCACCACTCCAGCACTCAGGATCACGCAGACGGGTACTGGCGATTCCATTCTGGTGGAGGATGCAGCTAACCCCGACAGCAGCCCGTTTGTGGTGACTGCGGCGGGGGATGTTGGGATTGGGACGAGTTCTCCGGGAGCGAAGCTACAAGTTGCGTGGTCGCTTGACCAATTAAAGTTTACCAACCCTTCTGCTGGTTTTAAGCAAATTGGGGCTTCTTATACAGGCTATGTTTCTGGAAATGATTACTCGGCAATTATTTTAGGCACTGACGGAAGCAGCGGCGGGAAAATACAATTTAGTGTTACGCCAAGTTCTGGATCATTAACAACTGCCGCGACACTCGATCAAAACGGCAACCTCGGTCTGGGGGTGACGCCGAGTGCTTGGGATCGCCCTGCTTTCCAGACCACACAGCAAGCATCCTTCTTCGGGCTTGTGAACACAACAAACGTAGTCCAAAACGCTTTTTTCAACGCTAGCTGGAAGTACACAACCACTGCGCCCGCAGCAATCTTACAGGTCACTCAAGGCGCCTTCAACTGGTTCACCGCCCCCTCCGGCACCGCAGGCAACGCGATCACCTTCACCCAAGCAATGACGCTGGATGCTAGTGGAAATTTGGGGGTGGGGGCGACCAGTCCATCAACTTTTAATCAAAATCAATTATACGGCGCAGTAATTGGTAACGGGACAAGTTTGCCTGGTTTAACTCTTTACGGGGGCACCGCTAGCGGTGGGTCATTGAATTTTGCTGACGGCACAAGTGGGACCGATCAATACAGAGGAAGCGTTGAATATAATCACGGTTCCGATTTCATGGCGTTTAGAACTGCTTCCACCGAACGCGCCCGTATCACCAGCGGTGGGGATTTGCAGATTGCAAACGGCAATCTTGTGATGTCTACAAGCGGCAAAGGTATTGACTTTGCTGCTACGGCAGGCCCAACAAACGGGACGATGACCAGCGAGTTGCTGAATGACTATGAGGAGGGGACTTGGACGCCTGTTGTAAGCGGCTCAACAAGCGCTGGGTCTGGAACATATACGCAGCAATTTGGTGCTTATACAAAAATTGGGAACATGGTTTATTGGCGAATGTTTGTTGGGTGGACGGCTCATACCGGAACAGGAAATACACTCCTATCTGGTTTGCCGTTCACATCAAACGCAACTCGCGCAACACCTGCTGTTGCATGGTTTAGTGGGTTTACGTTTACCGAAAACCCGTTTTTGTATGTTAACAACAACAGCACTTCCATAGACGCAATACAAATGAATAGCGGCACCAGCGCATCTGCCATAGCAATCGCTGGATCTGCTTCAATCTATGCGGCAGGGTGTTACCAGGTCTGATTTATTTTTGTGTTCGACAAAAGATTTAACCAAGGGGCTAAATCATGGCGCTTGAAAAAGTATCAGCAGTAGATTTCATCGAGGTCACTGAAAATGGGCACGTCCAAGTTCGGACTAAGATTGCCATTATTGAAAATGGAAATCAGATTAGCGGATCATTCCACAGGCACGTTGTCGCGCCCGGTGAAAACTTCAGCCAAGAGGACGCGCGAGTACAGGCTATTTGTGCAGCGGTTCATACGACAGAAGTTATTGCCGCTTATCAGGCGCAACAAGAAAAACTTGCAGGCTAAATAATGAACTGGAACATCTCCCAGCTTGACTGCAAAGTATCAGAAGGCGACCTGTCTGACGTTTGCATTGTCGCCCACTGGCAGTGCTCGGACACCGTGGACGGATATTCTGCCTCCGTCTATGCGACCTGCTCGCTGCCTTCGCCTAATCCTGCTAGCTTCACACCCTACGCCAGCCTGACCCAAGAGCAAGTGCTCGGCTGGATTTGGGCGAATGGGGTTGACAAGGACGCCACTGAAGCGGCAGTCTTGCAACAGATTGAAAACCAGAAGAATCCTCCCGTGGTAGCGCCACCGCTGCCGTGG